AGCAAAGTCAGATGCCGTATCAAAGAAGCTAGGCGAGAAAGACGTGCCGCTGAAATTGGGAATACCACGAGTACCCGTGACAGTGATGTCGCCGGGCTCAAGCTCAACACCAGAGCCTCCGATGCCGCCTTGTGCAATTGAGCGGTCTACGGCCTCGTTGTTGACCTGCGCTTTATCAAAGAAACTGGGAGAGAACGCCGTGCCGCTAAACGCAGGAATGCGCCCAGTAACGACGATATCGCCTAGCTCAACCCCGCTATCGCCAATCTGGCCGCCGCCAGTCTCGCCGCCATTTGGCGACTTTCCGCCGCCCATAAGCTCGCCACTGAGGTACGAAAGGCCCCCGGACGTAACGCCGCCGAGCAGAGAGCTGCCAAGGTCTCTCCCCGTTGCCAAGCCGCCCGCCGTAGCGCCGATACCAGTACCAACGGCTCGGGCAGCGTTAGCGTTAAGGCCGAGACCAGCATTCTTGAGGGGACCGCCCAGCAACTGGCCACCAGCAGCAGATAGGCCGCCCATGATTGCGCCTTTAAGGGGATCATTGCCCGCAATCGCAGAACCAGCAGCGCCGGCAGCGGTACTTGCCAAAACTGCACCGACACCTTGCAAGCCCGGAATAAGGCCAACAGCAATCGGCAGTGCCATGCCTGCAATCTTGCCGACCATATCATCAGGTCGTTCAGTCGAAACGCTTTCAAACTTACTGCCACCCGGACGGGTAACTTGGATGTCCCAGTTAGCCTTGCTTCCGCCTGAAGCGGACAAAGCTTTAGCAGCTTCAATGGCAGCCTGAGCGCCTTCGTAACCTGTGCCAGAATAAATTACGTTGCCAGTTTTGTTATCGACCACGCGAATGGGCGTGTTTGGCGCAACGACAAGATTGTTTTGCGTGCCATAAGATGCCGTGGTTCGCCCGCGATTGGATAGCGGAGCCGTAAAATACTGATAATCGGGCGCATTCTGGATGATCGCACCATATGCGCTTTGGATATTGGGGATGTAATCCTCACGCGCAGTGCGCAAAGCGCCAAGATTGGCTAGCTGCTCCAGATCAGGGCCAAATTCGTCAGTAGGAAGCGGTGTCGCCATTAACCTTGTCCTTGAAGCATCGGGTAAGCTCTCATTGCCCATTCCCGCCAGTCGTCAAATTGATAAGGGTTTGGCGGGTTGCGCTGCGCAAATGGCTGCGCGCGTACAAAACCTGCGGCCCAATTCTGCCAGTCGGCTTCGTCATTCAGTCGCCCAAATGACCAAGCGTCACCGTTCGACAGTATAACTGCATCGGCCCATTGAAGCAAGGTGAGGCCGCGCGGGTCGATCATCCGATCACCGTCCCGTCGCCGGGCTGTGTATGCGCCAAGATCAGGCCAGCCTGATAGTCGCCCCCGACCGTGTTGCTTTCGAAGCGGAAACGAAGCTCACGGCGCTGCGTCTTAAAGTAGATCACCTGATCCTGCGGTGTCGGTGGGTTCTCGTAGATCGTCATAATATCGCCGTTAACCTCAGGCGCGCGGGCGTTGGCGCGGCCCATAACCTGCACCGTCATGTCGCCAGACTGCACAAAGTCAGGCTCCAGCATGAGCACCTGAATGGCCTTGTTCGTCTGCGCAGACACAGGCAACGACATGTCGCCCGTCTCAAAGTACGACTGGATCGGCTGAATGCTCTGGCCGTCGATGGCGTCAGTGCCAACCTCATGCACCCACAAGCGATACTGAGGATCGTTGCTTTCTTCGGTGATGCGGTCAAAGCCAGCCTCAGTGATGCGAATGTCGCCGCCTTGCGTAACGCGGGTGTCGGTAGCTGTAAGGTTAGGCTCAACGCCTGTCATGAGCGGCTTGCGGAACACTGTCGGGAACGTACCAGCCCCACGACCACCTTCAGGCAGAGGGGTATCATACCACGTATCCTCGCGGACGTTGTAGATCACGGCGTGGTTCGGCTCGGTCGATGTGCCCTTGGGGAAGCACCACCAAATCTCACCGAAGCGCGGCACCTTGATGGCGAACACCTTCTGCCGATACTGGTAGTTCAGGTTGTCGAAGAAGAAGTTCAGGTTCAGGTTGTTCGGGATTTCGCGCACGACGCCGTTGAAGCTCAGGAAGCGATCCGAACCGACCCAGAAGAAGATGCCGTCATACTCAATCACGCTGTTGGCGCTCATGATGGACGACTGCGTGCTGATCGTGTCGAACTGGAAAACAGCATCGCCACCAACAAACGAGGCGCGCAGGAGGCTGTCAGCAGACCACAACAGGCCAGACGGTGAGTTGCCGGGGCCACCACGCAAAGGCATGCCCTTGACAATCTTCTGACCCGTAATGTTAGCCGCACCAGCACCAGATCCGGTAAAGTCAGCCGGATCTCCGGGCACAGACCACGCCACGTAGCCGTCGTTGCCAAAGATGAACGTGTACGGCTGCAAGGAGACAACGCCACCCGTCAGGCTGTAGCCAGTGGGCAGGTTGGTCACTTCAGTCAGAGGGGCAGTGCCAATCAAGTCGCCAATGAAGAGCTGACCGCCTTCGCTGTTGCAGATGCAGTTGAGGTTCGGCGCGACCTGAGCGATGATCTTGTTCGTGAAATTGCCAAGAATATCCACCTCAGTGGCGGTGTCGAACTGCCACATGTTGCCGTCATTCTGATCCAGCGTGCCGGGTGTGCGGTCATAGATGATGGACGTGTTGTACGTGCCGTCCATGTACAGGCGCTCAATGAGATTGGCAGAGCCTGCGTGGATGTAGGTTAGCTGGTCCTGAGTATAGGCGTGCAATGCACGGGGGATGCCGCGCAGATACTTGTTGGCAGAGCGATAGCCCCAAATCTTGCGTGGCAAGCCGCGTTGAAAGCGGACCCACGAGCCATCAACGTATTGGTCACCCTCAAACTTGGTGCCATCCCGCTTGATGCCGGGCAGTGACTTAATCTGTACGACGTTGTCTGCCATGTCCTAGCCCTATGCGATGTATTGAAGCGTAACCGATCCGCCCGCTGGGACCGAGATTGAATAGCTAGTGCCGGGCGTGACAGCGACGTTGGTGTACGTGGTCGTCCCAGCCGGTCCGCCGTCGCCACCGGGGAACGTCCTACCAAGCGCGGTCGCAGATGCGCCAACAGTCGTGTAGCCGTCGTAATACCGCTCAATGTTGAAGTACCAGCCGTTGCCAATCCCTTGAACAAGGTTGCTCGAAGTATTGTCCCACGGGCCGGTGCTCTGTGTCGCCGATCCGCGAGCGCGGTAGCTGCTCGATCCATACGTAATGTACGTACCGTTGGTGTTCGCGTTGTAGAAATAATTAATAGTTGTGAACGAGATCGTGCGGTCAGCGGTGCTGGAGTTAATACTGGCCAGCGTCGCCGCTGCGGTGCTAGTAGCCTCAGCATAAGTCGGGGTGTTGGCTGAACTTCCGGGGGAGTTAGTGCCCTCGTAAGAATACACAACAAAACCCCCGTTTACCGGACTTCCAGACCAAGAGCCGGGAACCGTTTCACCAGCCGCACCATAGCCTGATGCCGTCGTAACAAGAGACACGCCAGCAGGCGCAACCCAAGTTCCGTTAGCGGTAAACGTGACCGTCTGTAGCGTACCGCCGCCGCCAGCGCTCCGAGCAAACCCAAGAGCCTTAGCGCTTGCCGCCCCCTGCGTGATGATAGTCGGCATCGCGCGGCTCCTTAGTATTTGGTCTGCGTAGCCAGAACCGTGAACGTGGCGCTGCCTGTCTTGATGATCGTGTAGGTGTACACGTCAATGCTGCTGGCATTGCCAGCCGTCGGAGCCGTTCCGCCTTGCCAGCGGGTGGTCACACCGCTTGTGGTTCCATCAACCTGCACGACGTTGTTGTAGTAGGCCGTGCCGCCATTCGTAACGAGGAACGCAACGGTTAGCGACTGTCCGGTACTGAGCAGCGTGTTCAGCGACGTGGTGCCGTTGCCGCGCAGATTGATCGTCCAGTTAGCCGAGGCATTACTCGTGTAATAGACAACTGACTGCGTCGTCACATCGTAGTTGATCGTGCCAGTGGCCGCAGTGGCACTGACTGTAGTGGTCTCAGCGATGTTGTTAAACACCGATGCAAGGGCCGTCGTGCTGCCCGTGAAGGTCTGCCGCCCGGTGAAGGTGTTGTTTGCCGTCGGGTCAAAGCTGGAGGCGGCGTTTGTGATCGTAATAGAGCCTGCGCCATTGGTAATCGAGATACCAGAACCCGCCGTCAATGTAGCCGAAGTGTAGCCGGTTCCGTTGCCGATCAGTAGCCGACCATTACTTGGGACCGTGCTGCTGCCTGTGCCGCCCTGCGCCGCGCTTAGAGGCGTCGTAAGCCCAGACAGAGATGTGATGTCGCTGTTTGCGCCAGATGCAGCCGCAGACAAAGCAGCCCGTGCCGCAGCGGTAGATGCCGCCGTGAACAGGCCGATACCCGTTGCCGTGCCGCCCAAGTTGATCAGAGCTGCGCCCGATGTGGTTGCACCCGTGCCGCCCTGAGCGATGCTGAGAGGCACAGCCAAGCCCGCCGTCGATGCGTCAACAACGTCCGTGCCGTCTGAGTACAGAATAGCGCGAGCGCCTTGCTGCACTGGGGTGCCCGTAACTTGGGTAACAGTACGCACGCTGAATGAGAACGTGCCAGTCGTGCTGTTCGACACCCAGTATTGCTGCGTCGTGTTCGGAACGACGATTTCCATGTTCGCCGTGAGCGTGCCAACGAAGCGATAGGCAATGCGGTTCAGTTCGGCTCCAGAAAGCGTGTAAGGGCTAGTCTGGCCGGTCAAATCAATCGACGTATAGTCAAATGCGAACACCGCGTTTTGACCAAAACCGACAGTGTACCATGTGAGACCATCGGTCACGACCGTGCAGCTATCCTCAATAGCCAGCGTGAGGGTTGCGCCGTCGTTAATCGTCTCGCCGCCAGACGGGTCAATCGTGAGATCGCCCGTGCCGTTGTTGCGGATGTTGACGTACCAGCCGTTTTGAAGAGATGCAGCGGCGGGAAGAGACACTGTGCCCAGTGCGCCCGTCCAAACATACGTCGCTCCACGATCAGTTGCGCCAAGCGTGAAGCTGGCGTTAAACTTGGTGATCGGCGTATTGGTCGATAGCGTTGAATTAGTCGCCTTGAGGCCGTACCCAGCCAGCGCCGACGCTTGCGCCTGAGCAGTGGCCGCGCCCATTTGATAGGTGCGCCACGTGCCAGCAATGGTCGTATTGTCGGTAAGATAAAGCTGGTATTGCAGACCCTGAGCGATTGAGATCAGCGTGTTGCCAGCATTATCCTTGACCGTAATCGTGCTTGGGCCGAGGTTGTTAAACAGCACCGTCTGCCCGGTTCCCGTCTGGTTGGCGGGAGGCATGATGATGGAATAGGCACCCGTCGGCGTTACGTCGATAATCCGCGCGACAGGCGTCAGCGTTGTGCCGCTCTCAAGGGGCCACTCAAGCGTAGTGTCTGCCGTTAGAGGCAGTGCCAGATAGGACACGTCGGACGGATAGATCGTCGATCCGCCGAAGACCTGTGTGTAGGTGTTAGTCATTAGGCCTCCTTACGAACCGACGAGCGGTCGAGTATCTTGGCGAGGTCTTCGCCGTTAAGCATAGCGGCAGCGCGATCATACATCTGCTGCCAGACAGGGATGCGCTCATCGTTCTTGAGGAACGGCGTTGCCTCCAAAAGCGTGCCGTAGAGCAGGAGCTGTGGAGCGTAATCGGTGAGCCAGTTGGTCTGCACTTCGTCGTCCAGAAGAGGCGGCAGCTCGTAATAGAGCACCTCAAATGGGTACGCGACATCAGGCGTCGGAGCGATCAACCAGTTGTCATAGTCGTAATCGCTATAAAAGATTGGCTGACTTGTTGCCGTGCGATCAGGCCAATAGCTGAGCAGATACTCATAGGCACGGGTAAACAGCACCTTGCGGGTGTTGTTGTTAGTGCCCGTTCCGATGTTCATCGATACCGTATCGCGCCAACGGTCAGGCTTAGGGTAGACCGACTGGCCGACAGTCAAAGTGCCAGTGACGACGTTGATGAAGCCCTGTATCTTGAGTTCGCGTGAAATCCGGCGCTCTGCAAGGTTAATCAGGCGCGGGATTTGCTCGTAAACGACAGGGTCAGACGCATAGGTGTTGCCGCGCTCTAAATAGCGCCGAACGTCCTGTTGGAGCGTCGTGAAGGTCATTGTGGTCGCCATGGCGCAGTCCTACAGCATTTTGTGGCAAAATACCACGGTCAGGAAAGGTACTCAAACACAAGGCCAGCAATCGCCAGAACGAGAGCGCCAAGGGTCATTTTGCCCTTTGAGATGCCCTTCTTTCCAGCGAGTGGGAGCGTCTTACCAACAACAGCCTTAGCCGCTTCCTTAGCGGCAACGCCCTTGATGAGGTTCTTGATATTCATATCGTCCTCCTTAGAGCCAAGAAGCGTACTTCTTAGTCTTTGCTTTACGGTCATCGAGACCGTGCGTGCCGCCGTTGATACGCTTTGTGAGCGCAAGAATGGCAGCGTCGTTGATGCCCTGATCACAGATCGACCAGAGCTTGTTCTTGTCGAAGAACCACAGGGCGCTTTCAAAGCAGAGTTCACCGGCGACCAGATCGGGGTTCGTCATTACGTCTGGACGATTGACATAGTCCGAAAACGCTTTGAAATTCGATTTGCCGGTCAACTGGAGGGCTCCCCGACCACGATACTTCCAACCCTCGCCAGAGGCTTCGTCACCATTGCCCATGCGGTTGGCATAGACGCGGTTGGCAATCTTCTGCGGCTGGCGCTCATAGGCTCGAGCCAAGGCTTCCGTAGGGAAGTACTTGCGGAAGATACCAAGCAGCCCCTTAGCGCCGTAGTTTAGGTTCTCGGAGAACGCTTTAAAGTTGCCGCTTTCATGCGCAGTTTGAGCAAAGAAATGCGCAGCGCGATTAGGTGA